GAAATTACAAACTCAACAGGAGCATCAAAACTATAAGCAGTATCACTTGTAGAATAGACACCTGTACTTGTGTTATAGCTTCCTGATGTTTTTTTTGTATAAGTAATAGTTGAATCTAAAGAAGCTCCAAGATCAGCTACAACCTGTTTAGCTACATTCTTTAATAAAGAATCAAGTTGACCTGCCATTATCCTCTAACCACCCTAAGTTGAAAACTACCTGCTCCACCAAGAACATAAGCTCCTAAATAACTTTGTAACCATGGATATACGTCAAATACATTATTAACAGAACCAGTACCTTGACTTTTCGTATTGTATTTAACTTGAATATCTCCTAGCTTTACTTCTTCAAAATTACCATCAGTTCCAGTAGTACCAGTAATAGCATCAGTATCATTTGCCAAAGCATTAGCTAATTCAAACTGTGCATATTTAATATTTTGTGGAATTAAAGTACAAGCCAGTTCAACACCATCAACTTGATAATTGGTTCGAGGAAACTTCAATGCTTGGTCATCATCACATCTATCTCCGTAATAAACCAATGTATCAATCCATCTTGCAGCTGATATTAATGCTCGATTCTTTTTATCATCAGATTTATTATCCCATTGAGTAGAACTGGGAACAGTTTCAAAGTATGCGTCTGCTTCAGCTAATGTGACATAGCTATTAGCATTTGCTCCTTTTATTGTTGCATCTATAGTAGCTGCCACGATTGTTTAGTAATTTATCTGTATTGTAGCGTAAAGAAAAAACCCCACCAATATTTGATGAGGTTTTTAATGACCACAGCCTTAAGCCGTACTCTAATACTAACTATTAAAGAGTTGTATTATCAAGTGGTGTGTTAACTGTTAACTGAACAATAGGAATTAAGTCAGCATCATATGTTAATGCCCACTTAGCTTGTGCT